GCAGATCTTATGATGGATGATTTCTTTTTTTCTTATGCACAATGAAAACAGCAGGTGAAGTCATGGGTAATCCATTATGGTTTACTCCAGTTATGATGTTAGCAGTTCTCTTATTGATAGAGGGTCTACACACCTCTGCACATCTACATCAAGAGATTGATGTACATGGTATATGCAGAAAGAACAAAGAGTTTATTGAAATGCAAGAGGATGATTATTAAATGAATAAGTGGATTGGAATTAGTTTAGGGACACTCTTAGGGGTGTCCCATTTAGGTATGATTGGTATGATTGCTAATCGTCCTAGTAAAATGCCAACGTTAAACCTACCTGTAAACGATTACACCTCGTACAAGGCAAGGGTTTCCGAGGATGAATACGTAATAGAATATAATGCAAACGATCCCAAGACTGTACAAAGAATTCGTGAGGTCAAGAAGAAAGCTGGTTTCCTTGGGTTAGGTAACAACATAGAAAGCATCGTTGAAGAAGTACCTGTTGATGGATCACTTCGCTCTCAAAGAGATGAGATGGGTGGAGTTGCAGGAGACAATCAAAAAAAGTCTGTCGCCTGTACCGAGGCAGTCGGTGGTGGAAAGCAAACGGGAAGGATTGTCGGGGCTAGTATTGGTGGTGCTGTTGCTACTACTGGTATTGCCTCTATTCCTTTTGTCGGTTGGGTACTTGCTGGTGCTGCTACGATGATCGGAATGGATCAAGGTGCAGAGATCGGTGGACAAATGGTAGAAGACCTCAATAAAAATTGTTAATCTAAATATTACAACTATAGGTATAAAAATGACAGACTCAAACATTCAACCACCTGATACTACAAATGATCAGACGGTTAATATAGACAGTAGTAATTCATACGATCCTACAACCGCAGGTGCTATACCAGGCACAGACGTAACTTATACTACACCTGCTGGTTTATATCCAGAGGGTGATGATGGTACTATTGGTTTAAGTGATCCAAATCAGGATGTAGTTATTACAACTGGAACAGCAGCAGATACATATACTGTTGATCCTTATGCAGGAGCAGTTGATTTTCAGGTAGATAATATGGTAACTTCTACACCTGATCCTAGACTGGATCATGTACTAGAACATCTACACAGTCTTGAAGCTAAGATTGATCAGATCATTTGTGATTGTAATCACCACAAAGAACCTCCTGTTTATCAAGGACATGTGGTACTACATGCTAATGAACCTTCTGCATAGTACAGCAAAATTGAAAAGTCAATTCCACAAACTCCCGAAAATTTTTCGGGGGTTTTTTTGTGTCAAAAAGTTGAACTAGACTCCAGTCTTTTTAAGTCTCTTACTAATGAAGTTTGATGACTTTGAATATAAATTATTGGTTTTAAATTCTTCAACAAATTTTTCTTGGAGAGGTTTCTTCAGTAAATATATTTCTCTCTTCTTCTCGTTCTCTGCTACTTCATAGTCCCAGTTAGAAATTTCTTCTGATACTGTATTGCCAGCAACAGAGACTGATTCACTACCATCCCAGTAAGTAAAGGTAGAATCATAGAAGTTCTTGTCTACTATTAGTCCACCTTGTAATGCTATTACATTAAGATTGTCAACAATCTCTCCTGATTTAACTTGCTTTGTTTCGTAGTGGTGTACATCATAAGCTCCACTCTCTCCATACTTATCTTCTACTACTTTCCTTAGTGTTGAGTTATCTAATGGAAATGAGAAATGTGGATTGATATAATTGTTAGTTAAGATTATAATCCAATCATACTCTGGTCTTCCATAGTAATCATTCGCAATCGTTTCAATTTTAACACCATCATTTACAGCATACTTCTTATAGTGAGTAGCATATCCAAATACATCCTTGCTTAATTCATATCTACGAAAGAAATTCTTGGCAATAGTATAATCAGATTCTGAAAATGGATAACTGATAGGTTTGTTATCGTATTGTATGTCTGGTAGTATTGAAAAGTACATTAGAATCCTTTGGATACCTCTCCTTTGAAGATAAGTTTGCTTTCTATGAAGTTTATGCTGAGTTCTGTTGCAACAGGTGATCCATCAACATATGTTGAATACATTCCATCTGGTGTGTAACTAACACGCACTTTACTTATTGCACATGGTTTGAATTGAGCAACGTTATAGTGTGTTTCATTTCCTTTCATGAATGTAAATTTACACATCCAAGGAACATGAATAAAGTTTTCTTCGCTAAAGACTTGAGTGTCACTTGAAGCATCCCTTCTACGATCAGTTACCCTACCAGCACCACTTTTTGCTGGTTCACCCCAAGATGCTATAGGATCATCTGAAGAACCGTATGATGGTAATGATGCTTCTCTAAATGCATCAATGATAGCTTTAATTTCTCTAGCTTCTGCTAAAGTTTTTGGAACTAGTTTCCATGTCATTCCAATCTCTCTTAACTGTGGAGAATCATATAATAGTTCTGTGTTAGGATTCATAACGATTCCTCTTGTAGAACCAGATATATCATTGAATGATAAGTTACCACCAATACCAGGAAGACTATTCAATGCACTTTTGGTTAGTGCAGTTTGGAAAGATTTCCAGTTACCAGAAGCATCTCTTAGTTTTTTGTTTGTGAAGCTCATGTTTGCTCCAGCTAAAGATGCTATTGCTGCTCTTCCTACTCCACTGAACTGTTTACCTTGCCATGTTTGTGATATCTCATTACCTAAATCTTGTGGCATAGGTAATATAATTGATGGTCCTTTAATTTCTAAGTTAGTTGAGTCCTGATACAAGTCATACGTACTAGATTTATCCCCTTGTCCACGTTTTAATTCTTCTGTAAATTGACCGTCCTGTTTTTTATATTGTTTACCGAATGGTGGGTTGTATTTACCAAATTGAAAGAAAACATAGTCAGTATCAACACCAAGATAAGTATCATTAGGATATCTTAGTGTTGTATCACTAGGTCTTTCTCCATCAAGAGTATTTGCATACTTCATGTTAGCAGCAGCTGGTCCACTAGCAGTAGCAAATTCATTTTTACCATAAGTCAGAGCTTGACCTTCAAAAGCACCAGTCCCAGTAGCTCCTTGATATCCAATAGACCCTTTCTTTTGTTCCTCTGTAAATTCAGAGTTTTTCCAACTACCAATACTAATTGTCATTTTAATACCATTGTTGTATCTTCTTTCTTACCATAACCACGTATGATTCTTTTTTGTTTGATTTTATCATAAAAATCTTCATTGATTTCATCCCAAACAACTTCTTTTGGATATGAAGTTAAACCACGTTGTTTCTTACTAGTATGAACAAAGTTTTCTACTGGTAGGAGAATAGCACTAGCCCATTCGGAAGATGCTAAGTCAAGAAAAAAACCATCAACATAACTAGTTAAGTATTTATGGAAGCATTTACGTGGAGCATCAATTCTTCCATCAAATAATCTTTTAACAACCCATGCTCTTCTCTTTGGTGTCAGGTAATGTAGGTTCAATCCCCAGAATTCACTTCTAGTTGCTTTTATTACATAAACAAGCGGAAATTCATCATAATATGGTAGTTTATTAGCAGTCTTTGCCTTGTATTCAAAGAGATACATATGACCTGATACAACCCATCTTCTTATTTGATTCTGATCTTCTTGTTCTTCTGAACCCATAGCATCCTGCACCTCATCTCGCATGAGTCTTTCTGGGTTGTCATTAATTCTTAAAGCATATTGTCTTATTGCATTCCTATACCACAGGTAGGATTTTGTTTCTCCACCTGCTGCTTCTTTTACTTTTTCAAATATAGTTTCATAACCTGAGTCCTCTTTTAACTGAGGTACTTGTATATCTCTAAATCCTTGTGCCATTGTTTCATACTGCTAAGTGATCTTCTGTTAGTATTAAAAATTTCATTTGCCTATCGTCACAGTAGTTCTCAGCAGCATTCCACTTTGCTTTATTCTTAGCGAAGGTTAGAACAGCGTTTCTATAGGCTTTAGTTCTTTTATCTTTACCATATGGAGGTTGAGTTTGTTTCTTTGGTTTGATTTCAACTATGTACTTAGATATTTTTCCGCTTTTTTCACGTACTTTAATATAAAAGTCGGGATAATATCTGTGTGACCTATTATCTATGGGAGATCTATATGGTATGGCGATTTCCTCACTTCCCCACTCCATTATGTTAGGTGTGGTATCACAATACTTCATGTATTTTCTCTCCCATAGTGATCTGTACACTATACGAGTAGGATTGCCACGGTATTTCTTAGGGTTTAAAGGTTTATAATATCCAGAGTAAGCCATATATAATATATAATCCACATTTTATATTTAGAGTGGCAGTAACAAAAATAAATGACTTTATGGAGAAAGTCGGTGCAAAGGGTGGAATGTCCCTTACCACAGGCTTTGATGTTCAGTTTGATTTTAAGAAACCAGAGAGACCATTTGCTGAATCTTTTTACTCTTCTTACAACAAAGATGTTGTTGAGATGTTTTGTGATGAAGCACAACTTCCTAACGTTCAATCTGCTGTTGGACAAATAAATGGTAGGTATTTAGGAGAAGGTAGTGTATCTTATCCACATACTAGAATTTTTACTGATGTAGGAATGGGTTTCTTGCTAGATGCTAATGTAACAGCATTAAAATTCTTTACTGCTTGGTATGATTTTATCTATAGTGAAAAAATGGCAGGATATAATGGAACTATGGAAGAAGCTAGAGGATCAGTGAGAGCAGATTCTTGGACTCGTGCTAATAGATTGCAGTTCATGGATGATTATGTTTGTACTGCTAGAATTATAAAATCAGAGAGTGGTCCTAATGCATCTAATCAAAGAGCTCCTATAACTTATTTGTTAGAGAATTGCTATCCATATGCTATTGATGCTGTTCCTTTACAGTATGGAACATCTCAGATAGCAAGAGTTAATGTTAATTTTTATTATTCAAGGCATACTGTCAGATATGGACAAGTTGCTTCTGGTTATAATCCAAGAGAAAATTGGCCTGATCAAGGTTTTGATGCTAGAGATAACACAACAAAAGAAAGATGGACTCCATCCGCTACTTTAGAGCAGTTTCTTAATAATTTTGGTCCAGACGAAAAATAGCGTGTCAAAATTGAATTTTTGATTCCATAAATTCGCAAAAATTTATTCTGCATATTTTTGCCTCAAAAAGTCGCTATATATAAATATACGACTTGAAATTTTTTTAATGGCATTACCAAAGGTAGGATATCCAACGTTTGAGCTTGAATTACCCTCTACAGGCAAAACTGTCAAATATCGTCCATTTCTTGTAAAAGAGGAGAAGGTGCTATTATTGGCACTTGAGACACAGGATGAAAAAGAGGTTCTTAACGCAGTTAAGGATTTAATCAAAAATTGTGTTATTTCACGAATTAAGGTAGATACACTACCTAGTTTTGATTTGGAATATTTGTTTTTGAAGATTAGAGCAGCATCTATTGGTGAATTGATCACTTTGACTGTAACATGTCAAGATGACAATGAAACAAAAGTTGAGGCATTTATTGATATTAATGAAGTAGAGGTTTTTAAACCAGAAGGGCATGATACCAAGATTCAACTTAGTGACAATATGGGTATTATCATGAAATATCCCAGTATGCAGCAATTTGTAGATAGAGAGTTTTTACAGAAAGAAATGAAGACCGAAGAGGTCTATGATTTCATTTCAGATTCTATAGAACAGATATTTACTGATGATGAGGTATATGACAAAAGTACAACATCAAAGAAAGAATTCCGCACATTTGTTGATACTTTGACTACTAAGCAGTTTGAGAGCATACAGCAGTTCTATGTTACATGTCCTAAACTGAGTCATACTTTTAAGGTGACAAACCCTAATACTGGCAAAGAATCTGAGTTCACGATTGAGGGATTGCAGAGTTTTTTCGCATAGCACTCTTCCAAAATAGTTTGGAAGGGTACTTTAGACTTAATTTTGCCTTGATGCAGTATCATAAATATAGTTTGACTGAAATTGAAAATATGATGCCTTGGGAAAGAGAAGTTTATACCACTTTCTTGATGCAATACCTTGAAGAAGTCAAACAAAAACAAGAAGCAGCAAAGCGTAACTAGTGGCAGAAATTAAAACATACACTGGAGATTTATCAACTGCAATAGTAAGTAAAATTGCTAGTGCAATTGAACAGCGTAAACAAGAAAAAGAAATTGATAAGACGAAGGCAACACCAGAGGTTAAGCAGGCTGCAAAAAAGTTAATAAGTGATGAGGGATCATCAACACAAGTAACAAAAGATTTTGATTTAAAAACTTATATTGCCAAGGTTTTTGGATCGGAACTTGATGCTGGTATAGTTCAGACTGAAGGTAGTATAGGTAAACTATCAGATCAAGTTTTATTTGCGAGTGAAGGACTTGTTAATGCTCAGAAATTACTCATAAATCAAAATGAATTGATGGAGAGTAAATTTGATACTATGTTAGATCTCTTTAGAACTAGAAATGAGATTGAGAAAAATAGAGAAGAGAGATTAAAAGCAGATGATAAAGAATTTAGTATAGAGGGAGTAGATGAGGATTTTGGTTCAGCAGATGCTGCTAAAACAGCAAGAGGTGATATTCTTGGACTTTTTAAGAAAGGAAGTAAAGTTGCTCGTGCTATTTCTTTACTAGTTAGAGGACTTGGTGTTAGAACAGTAGCAGCAGGTGTAGTTAAAGGCACTGGTATGGGAATAACTAAAAAGTTTTCCAAAAACATTGCACAGAAAATTGCAACTGATAGATTATTAAGTGAAGGGGGTAAAAGAGCAACAAGAAAAATAACTAAACGTGCTGCTGTAAACACTGCTAAAACAACTATTCAAAGACAAGTTGGTAAGCGTGTTTCTGGAGATTTAATTCCTAAAATTTTTAGTTCTAAACCTATTAGAGATGCTTTACTGAAAAAATTAGGTTCAGAGGGTGCAGAAAAAATAGCAATAAAGATTGCAGGTAAGTCTGTTCCAGTTGCTCAGACAGCATATGGTATAGTTGAAGGATTAGCACGTTTTCTGATGGGTGATCCTAAAGGTTTTGCTTTATCTATGGGTAGTGCAGTACCTATCGCTGGATATGGTTTTACCATTCTTGATATTTTTCGTGATATCAATATAGGAGCTTATGAGAAGCATATAGAAAGTAATTTTCTAAAGGGAATATCGGATCAAAATATAACAGATTTTATTCAGGAAGCATTGGGAGTTGCTCCAGATCAATATGAAACTGGTGGAATTACTCCAAAACAATATGAAACTGGTACTAGATTGCAACCATCTCTTAGTAACAAAATATTTGAGAAAAGTATAGTTTCTTCTTCTTTACTTCTTGCATCTGCTGCTGGTATTACACCACAAGTAAATGCGGAGATAAGATCTGCTGGATTGGGTAATATTCCTATAGACAATTTGAATGCTAGAACTGATATTGGTAGAATATCCCAATCTTTCTCTAGTTCTGGTTTGAATAAGAATGTCATGTTATCTGAGATGATTCCACCTTTGCCATCAATAGGTTCTATGGATACTATGGATACTCAAGAACAAGGTAAACAACCTTGGAAAATACTTGGAATTGAACTTCCAGATTTGGGTGTTACTGAAATTACTAGTTCTGTGGTTAAAAATATTAGAGATGTAGTTTGGGGTCGTAAGGATGATGGTTATTGGGGACCAAAGTGGATGGGAATGAAGAGAGGTAATAATGAAGTTAATGAAAAGGTTATTGAAAAACCAATTACCAAATTAAATATTACTGAAGAAGATATGACTTGGATAGTTAAAACGGTGAAGGGAGAAGCTGGATTAGGAAATTTGGTATCAGGAAAGAGTAAAGATGTTTATTATGTTGCAGCAAATATTTTAACTAGGATGGCAGATCCTAGATATCCAAATACAGCAAAAGAAGTTGTGCAACAAGGACAACCATTTATGGATGATGGTTATAGTATACAGTATGAGGGATATAATGAGGATCCAGTAGATCAGGATATTATGGAACTTTTCCAAAGCGAAGGTGGTAAAGAAGAAATATTAAATGCATTGAAAGAATTGGATGGTAGAACATCTTTCAAAGGGACAACCATGTATGATTATATGGGAGAAGGAGATATACTACCTGCACCAAATGCAAATTTCTATCATTATGAAGAGCAACAAAGGAAGAGTGATGAAGTTCAACCTTTTATGATAAGAGATGATTGGAAGAAATTTTTACCAATTGAAGATAGAAAGGTTAGTCAGTTGAATTCTACTAGTTTTGATGTTGAGGATTCTTTAGATCCATATGGAAATAATCAACCAATTGTTATTACAAATACTACATATGTTAGTAGTGATGATACTACTATGGTTACTTCTATCAATAGAGGAAATGATGATTGGATTAAAAAGTATAAACTGTATTCATTAATAAGTTAGCATGGTAGCAACAACAACTACATTTACTGGTGATCTTTCAACTTCTGTAGCTTCTGCTATAGCAGATTTGATCATGGCATCTAAAAAAGGTGCTGGCAGTAAAATGGCACAAGCTACTATGCTGGCAGATAAGTTTGGTGTAGACCCAATGCTTCGGAAAGGAGAGTTTATGGGTCCAGCAATGGCAGAAAATGCTACTGCTAAGTTGCCTTCATTTTTGAGATATAGAAGTCCTGAAGTAAATCCTTCTTATCTTGCTAGAGGTCAGAAATCAGATTCTGGATATTATGGATCAAGTCCGATAGATCCTAAACCAACTAATTCTCAAACAATGAATAGGTTGGCAGGACAACCTTTTCCGTGGGTAGGTGTTGGATCGTCATTAAAGAATCAAACAACTCCAAGTCCTTTAACTAAGCAGTTATCGGATCAAAATTTGATTGGTTCAAAGACATTTACAGGTGAAAAACAGAAAGCAGTAAAGGTTCATGATAAAAAACTTGGTGAGTTCTTAGCAGCAGTAGCATTATCTCTAAGCACTAGTTTAGATTCTGTTAGAAAGAGATTAAGTGAAACGGAGCAAGCAGTAATAACAGTTAAGGAAGGTGTATTCACTTTACATAAACAATTAGAACTTAGTGAAGATGTTCTTGAGAATAAGTTAGATCAGATCATTGATGTTCTTAGAGATCAGTTGTTTAGAGATAAGAGACGTGATGATAAAGATGAAGCTAAAACAACAGAAGAGTCTGCCGAGAAGAAAAGAGAAGATTGGAGTACTCAGGTATCTCAAAAAGTAGCAGAAGATGAGGAAGAGTTCCAAGATAGGTTTGCAGAAAAAGAATTAAAGGATTATTTGGATGATGTAGCATCTGAACAAGATAATTTGCCAATTAATGAAGGTGAGGATGGATCTGGGTTTGCAAAAGGTGGTATTGCTTCTGGTCCTGATAGTGGTTATTGGGCTAAATTGCATGGTGATGAATTAATTACTCCATTAGATAATAATTTTACACAGGGTCAACCATTAGCAACAGCACAGACACCTATTAATATGAATTTCCCTAAAGGAGATAATTCTATTAATATGAAACCAAAGATGACTAATTTTAATAGATCATCAGGTAGTAATTCTTCTATTAGCATGGTTGATAGAAGCAAGAGTATGGTCAAAGCAATGGAACTTCCTATTAAAGTGAGTGGTATTGCTTTAATGAACCTTCTTGGTAAATCTATATCAAAGAATCCTGTTTTTGGACAGCAAGCATCAAATATAAGATCTATTGCTGAACCAATAGCAGGTGCATTTGGTGTTAGTAATTCAATTACAAATAATGTACTAACAACTGCTTCAACAAAAGAAGAAGAGACTAAGAGGAGAGAAGAAACTAAGAATTATACAACTAGAGGTAAGAATAAAAAACCTTGGTGGGAATCTATCGCTGACATCTTTAGAAGAGATGATCCACCAGAACAGATGGAGGATAAAAAGAAGGAAGAAACTACAACTAAGAAGGATGTTATACCTTCTAAGACTAGTGAATTGGATATAGTTCCAAAGACTGAAATAATTCAGAAATCAGCATCTACTACTAATAATTGGTTTGATGGTGTTAAGAACTGGTGGAATAGAGGAAGGAATGCAAGAGTTCCTAATGAGAATATGACACGTTGGTTTGGTAAGAAAGGTTTAATTGCAGATGATTGGAAACAACGTGGAAAATTTGGTAAAGGTGGAAAAATGGGAGGATGGGATATAACTCGTGGATTTAGACCAGGTGTTCCTGCTAGTGAAGGTGGAATGATGTCTGGACCTACACCTGCTATTAGACAAGCAATAGAGAGACCATTGAGAGCAATTAGATCATTGGGTTCACTGAAAGGTGGTTTTATGGGATTGATACTTAATGAGTTAATGAATCCAGCACCATTAGCAGATGGTACGTTACAGGGGAATATGGATACGGTATCTAAGTTTACTAATCTTGAAAGTAATAAGATAGAAACTAATAATATGGTATTAGAGAAGTCCAGAACATTGAATAACAGTTCAAAGGAGAACATCTTCAGTAAGATGGAGCAATCAACTGTTAACCTTGAACCTATAGTACTAAATAATCAAGAAGAAGTCAATGATGATATGGGTTCTGAATCTATTAACCATATATCAAATGTTGGTGATCCTGGACTTGATGACTTTTATCCTAGACCTTATTGAGTATGGCAAAAACTAATTCAAATAAACCATACGCATCTAGTTTTAAACTTAAATCTATAGAACTATTCAAAGCTAAAGGTTCAGAAACTGCTTTTGCAAATATAATGACTATGGTGAGTCATTTTCAATACCATGAAGATATCATGTGGCCTTCTTATGGTGCTACTATGGTTGTGATTGATAATGCAGAGAATCTTATATCATCTATGCCTATACAGGGATTTGAGAAGGTTGTTGCTAAACTTGAGGATATTAATGGTGAATCATACGAGTATAATTTTCGTGTTTGGACAGTAACTAATAGAACTACTAAAGATAGAAGGCAGATCTATACATTAGGATTGATATCAGAGCAAGGGTTATTCAATGAAGGACTTCGTGTTAATGCTACCCAGAGTGGAGAAATATCTGAGGTGGTAAAGGATGTAATGAAGACATATTTGAATAGTGAATTGGAAGAGGATTTAGTTGAGGAAAGTAGAACTCATGTTAAGATACTTCCTACAAAGAAAAGTCCATTCTCTTTAATTAGATCTTTACAGACTAAAGCTGTACCAGCAAAAGATTATGTTAGTATAAATTCTGGTTCTAAATCTACAACAGAAACGACTGAGTATAAGAGTGATCTTAATACTGAAGAGATGGATAAAGCAAAGGGAACTGCTGGATATCTATTCTTTCAGACTTACAAAGGGTATGTTTTTAAATCTTTTGATGGATTATCTGCTGCTACTCCAAAAAAGGATGAAGAGTTCAAGTGGTTACCTGGTAAAGTTGATTATGAGTCTACATATAAGATTCAAGAAATCGTGTTTAGTCAAGAGATTAACATGATGGAAAAATTAAGGGAAGGGTCATATTCTTCCATATGCTGCTTTTTCAACATAAATACTGGCAAATATACGGAGCGTGTCTATTCTTTAGAAGATACTTGGGATAACATGGTTCATTTGGGAAGTCAAACGACCTTACCAACAGGACAAAAAACACTATCTCAATATCCAACACGAGTGATGTCAACTGTAGTTAATCACGAGAACTGGTATATGGGAGACGGTATTGCCGACTCTAATGATGATAATCGTGACTCTACGTTTGAATACACTGACAATCAGATGGATTACTTATCGCAATCTCTTGCGAGAGCTGGTATAATGTTTAACCAGCAATTGACCATTTCTCTTACTGGTCATTTAGATCTATCTGCTGGTGACTTAATTGAAATCCGAATCCCTGCTCAAACACCAGACGAAATCAGAGATGATGAAAAGTTTGATCCAGAGCACAGTGGAACTTATTTGATTAAAAAACTCAATCATCAATTTGATGTTTTTGGACAAAATGTGTATACTGTGCTAGACTTGATCAGAGATTCTTATGGAATTAAGGAGAGAGAAAGTAACGTAATTTAAAAAAAACTATGAAATCAATAGAAGACCATATAAAAAAAGATAAAGAGATCATTGATGATCCAACAGCAAACCCTGCTGCTCGCAGACATGCTAAAGAGGAGTTACATGACCTCATAGAATATGAACAACATCATCACGATGAGATTGAAGCAGGAGATCACCATGATCCAAATGCACTTGAATTATTTTGTGATCAACATCCAGATGAACCAGAGTGCTTAGTATACGATGACTGATTCTGCACTTAGTAACCTATACCCAACAATGCAGATAGGATCTGACGGATTCCAATGGTGGATCGGTCAGGTGGAATCTGATCGGGATTCTGATCCCAAGTATGGTGATAGGTGGAAAGTAAGAATAATTGGAATACATCCTCAGTCTTGTGATGTTGTTAAGTCTGATGACTTGCCGTGGGCTAGTGTCATGGCTCCTGTTCATGCACCACATGTTGTTGGTGGTATAACTTCTGTTACTACTCAGTTAAGTTCTGGGTGTTGGGTTGTTGGTTTCTTTTTAGATAGAGATAAGCAACAACCCATGATTATGGGCAGTATTGGTAGGGTTCCCGAATCTAAATCTGATAAGGATCTAGAAAAGGAAACTCCCGAAAAAGGATGCTTATCATTTACAACATATAAAGATCCTGAGAATATCAGAGAATTTGAACAATCATCAAAAGAAAGCACTTCTAATGCATATCCAGATCGTACAGGTGCAGGATTAACAGAGACTAAAGAATCAACAAATTTTCAAGAGACTAAAGACGGACCAGCAGTTCCTACAAATCCATCTGGAACTAATATCTGTATAGACATTGCTGACAAGTGTGGTAAAGAAACTGATATGAGTAATACTTTCACTATACTTTTTAGTGAAATGCTTTATGAAACTCAGCGTAATAATGGAAAGTTGGGTGATTACTTAGTTGGAAAGGTTTCTGGTAAACTTTATGATGCTAAGAAGATAGGAAGAAAATATATTAACAAAGCAATACGTGTAATACGTACCTTTATTGCTTCAGTTAAAGGATATGTTGTTGAGAAAATTAAAATAGCAGTAGAAAGATTAACAAATTTACTTTTAAGTCCCAACGAACTTGGTGCTTCTCTTGCTGCTGTAACAGAATTTTTCAATAGTAAGATTAATTTTCTTGGTTGTCTTATGGCAGAACTTGAAGACCGTCTTGCTAAGTTCCTTGAGGATTTAATATTTGGATATCTATTCAACATTTACAAATCAGCAGCGTGTCAAGTTGATAAGTTTATACAGGGAATTTTGAGTAAGATTAATTCTCAGATGCAGAGTCTTCTTGAACAAATTTTGGGACCACTTCAATCTCTTCTTGGTGCTATAGCAAGTCCATTAAACATGATTGGCGAAGCTATAAATTATGTCATGGGTTTACTTGGTATTCAGTGCAGTGGACCTGGTAAAGGATGTGGTAGTACAACTAGGTATTGTTTGAAGGGAGAAGTAAAAGAAAGAGAAAAAGATTTCTTGGATAAACTTATTGATACTATACAAGATGATATGTTCCCTGCCACAGGAGAAGATTGGTCACAGTATACATGTGATGATGCATTTAGTGGTACTAAACTTGATCAAACTGAAGTTGTATTTGTTGGTGGTATTCAGAATCCAAAAAGATCAATTGATTATACCATATCTGATATTGCAGTAGCAGAAGGAGACATGGCAAAGTTTACTGTAAAGAGACGTGGAAATGTTGAACTTTCTTCCAGTGTATCCTATTCAACAAGAGATGGTACAGCATTCAAAGATGTTGATTATCAGGAGACTAGTGGACTATTAGGATTTGCTCCTGGTGAGGAAGAAAAGATTATTGAAGTTAGAACATTTAGAGATGCAGAGGATGATAACTTTGAAGATTTCTTTATGAGAATTTTTAGAGAAACTCCAACAAATATCAGAACTACATCAACCAAGAGTAGTGCTAGATGTACAATACAAGACTTCTATACTGACGAAGGAGATATTAAAAATAGTATAGGTGGAATATATCAACCAGGTGGAAGTAATCCAAATTCTGCTTCAGATAATCCAAACAATAAAGTATGGGAAGATCCTGCTGTTCCTGATATTGAAAGTGGTACTACAATTATAGAGAATGCTGATGGGTCAACTACTGTTAGTGGTGGAACAGAAGATACCACAACTACTTTTAGTTCTCCATCAGATACCTATGAGGTAACAGCAGATAAGGTTACTGTTAAGGAAGGTGATTTTATTACATATACTATTAAAACAGAGAATGTACCATATGGATCAGAACTAGCATATACTTTATTTGGAACAGGTATTACTCCTAGTGATATTGTTAGTAATAATCTAAGGGGATCATTTGTTGTTGAAAATTATGGGTCATACAATGCACAGGTTGTTGTTGGTATTTCTCAAGATTTAGAGATAGAGTCAGCAGAAAAATTAGTGTTTGGTATTGATGGTACTGGTGCAACAGTCAGTGTATTGATTGAATCTGATACTTCTAGTTTTA